TATTGTGCCGAGGTTTCAAATTAAGATTTGATTCTATTGAGGTGACAGACAAGGCGGTTCAACTTGTGGCATGTTCGTTTGTTGGGATGCCCAAGCAAGAGTTAAGCAAGAGACTTGCTGTCTTATCTACGCTGGTTGTCAAGCCAACAGGTGAATCATCAAAAGATTTAGCCTTGCGTGTACAGTCTTTATCACTACAGCTTCAAGATTATCCGGCTGATATTGTTGATGCGGCTATCAAAGAAGTACAGAACACTACTACATTCTGGCCTTCTTATTCAGAATTTTACAAGCACATCAAGTGGCGCATGATGCGCAGAGAAAAACTGTACGATTCTGTAGTTTTATTGCGTAATCAGCTTGCAATTCCACAGTAATCCCATTAAGATACATACAGCAACAGGAGGTAACAATGAATCGAATAGGATTCCTTGGCGGTTCGGACATGTACCGCATCATGATGGACGACTGGCAATCACTCTGGGAAGAAAAGACAGAACGCACACCACCCCCAGACCTATCTCAAAACATTGCCGTACAACTCGGATCATACACTGAACAATTCAATCTTGACTGGTTTGCTACCCAACACAAAACAGAACTTACGTCAACTCAAGCTACATACAGCAAGAGCGTCGATGACCTCATACTGAAAGGTCAAATCGATGCTCTTGCCTATGACGGAACCGCTATCGTTGAAGCCAAACACACCAATGGTATGACCAACATGGAGCAGTGCATATACAGATACATGCCACAAATACAATTCTATATGTATCTGGCTGACATAGACCGCTGTTTCTTGAGCGTGATCTTTGGTAATAACAAATGGGAATCAGTTTGTGTACAGTATGATGAAACATTTACCAAAAATATGATTGCAAAGGCATCAGAGTTTTGGGTGCATGTTACCAGCGATACACCACCAGACTTTGACATTGCACACAAGTCTTACGACATAGATAAGATTAGTGTTGATGACATGGTAAAGCGTGATGCTTCTACAGATAACTTCTTCAATGACCTAGCGCATCAGTACATAGAGCAAATGCCTAACGCATATAACTTTGACAACATCAAGAAACAACTGAAAGAATTAGTGGCTGACAATGAACGTGAAGTCTACTCACCCTTGCTTACAATCAAGCGTGACAAGCGTGGGTCATTACGAATCAACATTCATCAGGAGAAATAAATGTTTCATACTGCGTATTATACTTGTGAGCATTGCGAACATAGCTGGCACACAGGCTGGGCAAAAAACTTTAAGATACACCAGATGCAAGACTCTTGCCCAAAAGATTGCTGTAGAGAAGCAATCGAGAACCCAGAAGAACCACACATAATTAAATCGGGAGATAAAAATGTCAGACAATCTTAAACTATGGAACACAGTATCTAAATCTGATCCTAAGTTTCTCAAGAAAGTTAGCTTCGGCTCACGCGGATTTACTGCTATTGATCCACAGTATCAGGTGCGTTGCGCTACAGAACAGTTCGGGCCTGTCGGTCAGGGCTGGGGCTGGGTAAATGAAACAAGATTCATCAATGTATCTAATGGTGATACAGCCGTTATAGCAGATGTGTCTATCTGGACTAGCAAACCAGAAAATATATTCGGTCCGTTCTCAGGTTGTCGCAAGTTCTTTGACTCAGCTAAAGGACGTATGGCAGAAGACGCACCAAAGATGGCTATCACTGATGGCCTGACCAAAGCACTATCTCACCTTGGCTTCAATGCAGATGTATTTCTTGGTGAAATGGACGGCAACAAGTATGCCGCAGACTCTAAACAACCTAACTCAAACGCACAGAAAGGCGGTTGGTAATGACTGAACATGACAACACAAACAGAGGCGCGGCTTTCACACCGTACCCAGAACAGAAGTTTATTTTATCAGGAAGAATTAATTATCACGGAACAGATCGTAATGTTGCGTTGATTACTGGTGAAACAAAAGATGGCAAGAAAAAGATTGAAGTCTATCAAAAGATTGGCATCATGTTTGAGAATGATCGTAAAGATGTACCAGCCAAGCCAGACTACACTGGCATGATTGACAATACTAATCTACGTCTTGCCGCATGGCGTGGTGATAAAGATGGTAAACCATACCTATCTTATCAAGTCTCAGAGAAGCAAGACGCGCCACAAACAGCTGTGCCTCAAAGTCCACAGCAAGATGCTGGACAAGATACAAATGATGATGTACCTTTCTAGTATCTCCTCGACGAATGAAACCTCCCAAACTCCAGCCCCTTAGTGGGCTGGCTTTCTTTATGGAGAATCTCATGCAAATAAAAAGCGATGTACCTATACCGCCACCGCTTAAAGAACGTGGCAAATGGAACTGGTTAAATGTTTTAGAAGTTGGTCAAAGCATACACTTTGAAGAGTACAAAAAATTTGAGAATGCTAGACGCACACTACGAACCAGGGGATTCCAAACAGTTACAAGAAAAATGAAAGACTCTTGGGTAATCTGGATTACGCAAAGACCGGAGTAAATACAACATAACCTTCATCTGGATTATAAGTATAAACTTCATTGCGGTTATCCTTAGACTTGTAACTGCAATGAATCCAGCCAGTATTACCACCCTTGTAACACTCAAGAATTAACTGATCATAGTCAATGTTATTATAAATCCATTTAACCACTTCAAGATTGTCAATGCTTGGCACCTCAAAGTCTACAGCTTGACCCTTGGCATGCTGACTTTTAGCACTGCTACCTATTAATTTACACAACTCTTTTGTGCGATAGCCACTAGAGGGCGTAAACGGCACGCCAAAGCGTTCTCTCACAGGCTCCAGTACATTAGTACACACAAGAGTCAACGCCTTTATATGAGCCTCTAAGGGCTGATTACTAATGCCATGTCTTTCTGCTGTCTGACTACGAATCATTTCTCTTAGCGTGAAGTGTTTGCTTAACCTCATTGCTTCTTCCCCTTGAAGCTATCAACAACACCGCCACCAAAATAAAATCCTAATATAATTAACATAGCATAGTTAATGCTGAACTGCTCCATCACTTTAGTCACCGCATCTGGATCACCATATCCTGAGATAGTCATGCCAAGAACAATCAAGTAACTGCCAAGAAATGTACCACCAAACATTAAGGCCAAATATCTTTGGGCAATCTTGAATGGTGCGTATGCCCCCAGCAAATCAACCTTGGCCTTACTCTTGGCCGCAATCTCTTCCTCAGTGCTGGTGTGCATGTCATCGATAAGACTCAAGCCTTTTTTGATTACATCACCGCCCCCAAGAATAGAATTTAGGACACCCATCATAGCTAACTCCTCAAATAATAAGCAACTGTACCAGCAATGCCGACCATAATAAAGACCGCCATTGCACCTACGAACATTTCTAACATGAATTGCTTGCGTCTTCTGGCTTTCTTCTGTGCCTCACGCCTTTCTGTGCGGCACTTAGCTTGAAAAGCTTGCCAGTCTGACCAAAGCCTTGGTCTACCAGTATATATCATTATTTGTTTGAGTTGATATTCAGCCTCTTTGACTTGCTCTAATGCCAGAAAAGCTTGGAGGTCTGAGCCACCAACAGATGACTTGCTCTTTCCAGCCACCTTCTTTTCTAAATCTTCTTTAGCACCAACGAACTTAGCAATAGCAGTACCAGCTCTAGCCAAATCACCAGAGTTCGTCACTGCTTGTTTAATAACAGAGAATGCGGCATTGGCGGCGGCTAATTCTGCTAACATTAAAACACCTTCGTCTTACTAGGGTCTACTGCACGAGGCACACAATATGTTGTAATCCTGTCACGAGGATCAATCAAATCCAAATACTTGTAATTTCCGTGTTGTCTAGCGAGTTGTTTTGCGTACCACTGGCAATCAACAACAGAATAAAAAGAAAGATTTGTAACAACTTCTCTTCTGCCATCACCAACCCCCTGATACATTATTAAAACAAAAGCAACTACCCACTCAGTCATTAAACAAGCTGAACTAAAACAGCCGTTGCCATAACAACCATTGCAATAGTAGACCCCATAATCAAAGCCTCAAGTCTCCACAATCGCTTATCCATAGACTTAACCCAGCCTTGTAACTGATCATAGCGAACAGCACATTCTGCTTCGTGACGTTCTAAGTGTGCTTTGGTTTCGTCCATCAGTCAGCCTCCGGCCAATCAGCAATGGGTGCATTACCAGCAACAACACCATCTGTCATAGGCGCATCGAACAAAGCCACAAACGCGCTATGGTCAGCCGCGCCATCTATTGCCGCCTCGATTGTGTTTGAGGCAGTGCGAACAGCCGCACGATATGTCAGCGTTCCGGCTGGAACAAGGTACTCAGAAACTTCCTGTGCCTTGATGACCATCCAGTCTGTCGGCTGTAACAACCCACCAGCTTGTGTTTTGATGGTGGCTTTCCACTGTGACTTGAGGCCAAGTATGACAATCTGTTCACCGTCTTCTAGGACAGGGTTGCCGTCTTCATCCACAGCGTTGACATCATCCAATGCTTTAGGCGTGTTGGCATCCCACCAAAAACGATTGTCGAATGACGCTGGTGGGTCAACCCAGACTAGGCCAGCCGCAGTCTTCTCATCGTCAGACCATCTGCCCCAGCTAGTAGGGTGTTGAATGCCGTCAGCGTTGTTCCACGCACGTCCTTCTCTTATTCGTTTTCCTTGATATGTCCACATTTTCGTCACCTCGCGTTTGCGTATTTGAATGGTTGTTCTGCTATGGCTAGGTAGATGTAAGATTGACCAGAGCCGTTTATACCGCCCCAGCCATAACGCATTTTAAATCCGTTTGACAAAAAGTCTATGTTACCATTAGCTGAATTAGCGTCTTCCGCATTTGCGCTGTCAGCGTACAGGCGGTCATCCGCAACATTAGACGGTGAACGTGCTATATCCTCAATCACCCAGTTACCTGTGCCATCAGTGCGTTTAATCATAATATAGGCCGGCCGGAATCCGGTTACAATCATAGTCCCATCTGTATATGAACCATTGCCCGTGTATGACCCCACCTTGCACAGCCCTTCGGCGTTTGCGAACGAATAACAAATGTAATCGTCACCGCTTCCATTTCTTGCACCGCTTGAACCAAAGCCCAGCACAGAACTATTTGCTGTTTCTAAAACAGAATCGCTTGTGTAACTAGAAGTCGTGTGTAGTTTCAAGTATTGAGTAAGATTACCTGTCGCACCTAATGGATAAACAATCCATTCATCAGCACTATTAGTTTTCTTAACTATAAACAAATCTGGCTTAACGCCCAAGCCGTGCCCCCAAGTCATAGAAGACCCAGTTCCAGTGTACTGTGAAATACTAAACCAGTTCTGCTGGCTAGTAGCACCCACACTCACTGTGCTTGTGATACTGCCATCGGTGTTGCTTACGCCAGCACCGTTTGCCTTCCAGTTCCAACCAACATAAGTTTGGCTTGATTGGTTCGTTCTGTTGTTATTGTCAACTGTGAAACCATCGGTATCAAAAGAAACAAACTCACCAGCCGTAAGATTTTCTTCAGCCGTTGAAGCGTTTGAGGCTAATCCCTTAGTAGCACCACGAACAGCATCAACTAGCAAATGCGATGATGTGGAACTTCGTTCCTTAACCCAAGTAAGTGACGGCTGAAATCCCACGCCAGTAATCCCGTGGCTGTCCGTTTGATTGCCGCTGTATAAGACCGTATTAAAGTAATCCTCTGGCGTTTCATCAGCCGCTGTGTCAATAGCACCGCTTGGCAGATTAGCTGTGCATAGAGCGAGTGCGTCATCTGGCACTGTACCAAAGAAATCACCCAAGCCGTTTGCATCTGCATTGCCGCCAGCGGATTCGTTGCCAGCGAATGTGCTGTCCTGACCGAAGTTCCAAATACCTTGAA